ATTCAACTGTTGCATCAAGTGGCGTTACTAGTAGTAGCGGTTATGAAGAAGTTAAAATTCTTACAGATGCAAACAAACAATTTATTATAGATGAAACTATTGCATACCTAGCAGATCAATTTCCAAACTTATTATATGACGAAACATTATGTCGTAGAGATTTAGGATTTATTGCAGAAGGTATTGTATTAGATATTTTAGATGGAACCTTTGCAAACTATCACAGTAGAAATGCTGGATTAAGATATTACAGTAGTGCAAGTGGACAGATTGCTAGACGTACACAATATACTGAAACAATAGCGTCACTTAACTTTGCCAAAGCTCTACATGCTAAAGTTATTACTAACACAGTAGAAACTAATTTATATCAAAATGTTAGTACACAGGTTACTATTCCGGCACAAGTAGTTGACTTAGTTGGACAAACAGCAGTAGCGGCAAAATGGGATATTGTTAAAACAATCGTAACAGGACCAACTATTGCTAGTGCTCCACAAACAGTTGAAGGTAGCACATGGACTGTTACAATTACCAATGGTGGTCAAGGTTATGTTGACCAAAACATTATTTCAAACCAAGACTTAGTACCAGGCAAACTAATGTCATTTAGGACTTCTGGAGCAGTTGGTAGAATTGTATCAACAACAAGAGGTCCAGCAGTTGATACTATTGAAATAGAATTACTTGAACCAATTACTCCAGTAGTTGGCGAAGAAATTGATTATGGTAATAAGTTTTCAACCAAAGATATCAGTATCCATGTTGAGTCGGGTACATACTTAGAACAGTTTCCAATTAAGATTCCAGCAGGAGTATCAATAAAAGGTGACGAGTTTAGACGTGTTAATATTAAACCAGCTCCAGGTACAAGTACATCAATTTGGGCTAATACTTATTTTTATAGAGAACCTGAATTTGATGGTCTTGCATTAAAACCGGAATACAACCCAAATGCTATTGAACTCTTAACTGCAAACAAAGAATTTCTTAAAGATGAAGTTGTAGCTTGGATTGAAGCACAGATTGTAATTGGTACTGGAATTTGGGCTGGCTTTACTTACGATAAACAAAAATGTGAAAGAGATGCAGGAATTATCATTGACGGATTAATATATGATATTAGATGGAGTGGTAATGAAAAAACACATCTTAATGCATCAAGATATTATGACGGTGTTGTTAGTTTAGTTAACGGACAAGAAGCACAAACTACAGCCGCAATGGCACAGCTAAAAGCAATAATTCAAACATATATTTTTGCTAACGCTACATATACAAGTTTACAAAACCCTATAAGAACAACACAAACAATTGACTCTACAGCGGCTGAAGCGGCGGCAAGTACACAAGTTGGTACATTGCTTGACATGGTTGGTAACGTTATTACTAACGGACTTGCTGTATTACCAGCACTTGACTCACCAAGTTATGGTTACCATTACTTAACAGATTATACTAACGCTTCAAGTACACCAAAAGAAAACAAAGATATGGACGTCTTCTTAATGAATGACGCAACTATCGTACGTAACATGAGTGTACAGGGACACGGTGGCTTTATGTGTGTACTAGATCCAGAAGGAGTAGTACTAACTAAATCACCATACATTCAAACAGGAACAAGTTTCTCACAGAGTATTAATAAACAAGCATTTAGAGGCGGTATGTTTATTGACGGATTTGTTGGTAACTTACGAACTGTTGTAAACAGTAAAACAGATAACTTCACACTAAACGTACAAAGTGCGGCAGGTGAAGGACTAAGAATTAAGCGTCCACAAGTACCAAGCCCATTTTATATTAACGGCAAGCGTTTCCAGGTAAATGCAATTACTAGTTATGATCAGGCGGCAGGTACTGCAACACTTATATTAGATCCAACTTCAAATAGTGGAACTGGTTTTGATCAACCTATGCCAACTAACATTGTGTTACAAACAGCTGGTAACAGAAGTATGTTAGCAAACGACTTTACACAAGTTAACGACTTAGGTTACGGTACTGTTGCTGTTAACACAGGACTTTCAGAGCTTGTATCACAGTTTACATATTATTGTCAAGCGGCATACTATGCAGGCAGTGGTTCAGAAATTAGATCACTTAACGGATCTAACGCATATGGAGAATACGGACTAGTAAGTACAGGTTCAGATCCAAACGAAATTCCGGACATTATTACAACTGGAAACAACTTTACTACACCATTTAAAATCTTTGACGATGGTGCCGATTTTGATCACGCAGAAGATCAACTGTTTATATATGCATACGAGTTTGCTACACCTCCAAGAACAAATTCAGAAATTGAAATTGATCACGGCGGAGTATTAGGAACTACTAGATACGAAATTACAACTGTTGAAGCGATAACACAACCTGTATCACCTCCAACTGGTGTTATTAACAGTACTGTTTATAAATTAAACATGGCAACAACAGGTGCTAACCAAACTAGTACAACAGGACTTAAAGCAGTATTAACAAACGGTCAAATTGGTACTATTAGAATTGGACAAACTCTTGAACTATCAGGAGTTGATGTTGCAACAACTAGACCAAGTAGTGCATTAATATTTGATCAAGAACCTAATACAATTTATAGAGTTATTAGTTTTAATACTACAAACGCATTGGGTAATGCTTTACCGGCAGGAACACAGCAAGTTAGACTTGATAGTACATATGAATATATCAAACTTGTTGTTGACGAAACAAATTCACAGTTAAGCACTTATGCTGGTACAGGTACTACAATGGGTGCTACAGCAGGTGATAATGTTATTGCTGTTGTTAGTATTTTCTCACAGAAACAATTAGATCAACTTAATGCAGGTGACATGATCTTTACCTGGAATGGTAAAACGCATACTGTTACAGGATACACACAAAGAACAGGCTATGGTACTATTGCCATTCAAGACTTGGCTGGATCAGACATTAACAGTCCGGCATCGGCGGCAGGTATTGTAAGTTCAGTTTATAATGCAACTAATACAGTTACATTGAGAGTAGGATTAATTAGTGGTGAAGGCGGTAACATTACTGTTAACATTTCAACAACTAGAGCAACAGGACATGACTTCTTAAACATTGGTACAGGTGGATTTAACACAAGTAACTATCCAAATGTTGTACTAGGACAACCAACACAACCTAAACAAACTGCTAGACAAGTTGACGAACGAGATAAGGGTAGAGTATTCTACGTAAGTACAGATGAAGACGGTTTCTTTAGAGTAGGTAAGTTCTTTACAGTTGACCAAGGTACAGGTACAGTTACATTTAGTGCTTCGATTGCATTGAGTAATTTGGATGGTATTGGATTTAAACGTGGTGTTGTTGTAGCAGAATTTAGTGCTGATGACGGCATGACTGATAACGCTACTGATACAGTTCCGGTTGAATCAGCAGTACGTGGGTATGTTGCAAGAAGATTAGGTTGGGACCACGGTGGTAACCCATACGCTAATATTATTGGTCCAGGTGCATTAGCAAGAGACGGTACAACATCTTTAACAGCTAATATCAACGCTGGTGGATTTACATTTACAAACTTAGCTGATCCGTCAAGTGATCAAGAAGCGGCAACTAAGAGTTATGTTGACGGGTTAATTGATTCCGGTGATACTATTCCTGAATTAATTGATATGAAAACTAATGGGTTAGCTGGAAATCAACTTATTGGTTCAACAGGTAAGTTTAGAATTTATACACAACCTGCAACTGGTGGTAACTTTGTAGCAGGCGATACTATTACAGGTAACGGATCAAGTGCAACAGGTACTATTGTAGAAATTACAAATGTTACACGCAATGGTGAAGCAGAAAACTTAATTACATACACCGCAGTAACAGGAACAATACTAAATTCAGATATTGTTTCAACAGCAGGCGGTGTGTCAGCACAAGTTAAAACAGGACCAATTGATGAATTTGCAAACTTAGTTGAACTAGCAAGTTCAGATGTTAATATTGTTGTTGCTAGAAGTGGCACAGGAGCAACTGTTGATCTAAGACTTAGACCTGATAGTATTATTAATGCTGATGTAAATGCAAGTGCAGGTATACAACAAAGTAAACTAGCATTAGAAACTGCAAGTACAAGAGCTAACGCAACTGGTATTACACAGAATGATTTAGGTGTTGCTAGTTTTGATAGTGATATATTTACAGCAGACAGTGGTTGGATTACAATTGACAATGGTGCTTTAGACTATAGAAAAATTATTAACATTGCCGACGGTACTGTAATTGGTAGAGCGGCTGGTGACTCAAGTAACGGTGATGTAAGTGAAATTCCATTTGCAACTGTTGTTAGTGAAGGTGGCGGTGTACAAGAAAATGTTAGTACAACAGGAGCAATAAACTCTCTTGTTAAAACAGACGGTGTCGGAGTAGCAAGTGTACAAGGTCTTAAAGTTGACAACTACTTAATACTAGATACTAGCGGTAATGAAATACAACTTTCAACACCTGGTGGTGCATTGTTTATGACATCAGCGGGTTCAGTTACACCAACAATTGAAATTCCAGGATCGGTTAACATTGGAGCAACAGGAGTTACACAAGGATCATTCCAAACTAACTCAGCACTAGCAGGCGAAAGCAGACTAGCAGTTGATTGGATACACAGTAGCTTTATTGAAGCACCAGGTGAACTTGATGCAAACTCAACAGGTATTGGTATTGGTGCTAACACAGGTTATAGTGCGGCAGGACAGATTGCGTTAATTAGTGACGGTGCAGTAGTTGTTAAAACAACATCAACAGGATTTGAACCAGGACTACACGATACGTATAATATTGGTACAAGTTCGAATAGATACAATACTGTTTATGCAACGGTAATAGATGGTACATCAACACAATCACGTTATGCTGACTTAGCAGAGAATTATTTAGCAGACCAAGACTACGCTGTTGGTACTGTATTGATATTTGGCGGTGAACAAGAACTAACAAGTACAAAATTAAAAGACGACACAAGGGTAGCTGGTGTAGTTTCAGAGAAACCAGGTTACTTAATGAACAGTGGTTTAGAAGGCGAACACGTTACTGCAATAGCATTACAAGGTAGAGTTCCTGTAAATGTTGTTGGCATAGTACGCAAAGGTGATATGCTTGTTTCAGCAAGTATTCCAGGTTACGCAATAGCAAGTTCAAATCCTAGTGTTGGAACTGTAATTGGTAAAGCATTACAAGCCAAAGATGATCCCGGTCATGGCACAGTTGAAGCAGTGGTAGGGAGAGTATAATGGCACAACAAACTATAAACATTGGCACATATGCTAACAAAGGTGATGGAGATCCTATTAGAGTTGCGTTTACTAAAGTTAATGCAAACTTTACAGATTTATATGCTAGAGTAGTTGTACTTGAAGGTGGTGGCGTTGCCGTTGCACAAGACATACAAGGTGATATTTTTGCACAAGATAGTTCATTAGCATATAGTTCAGCTACTAATACACACTACGGATCATTTGTAGGTGCATTAGACGGTGACGTGACAGGTAGTGTATTTGCTGATAACAGTACATTAATAATTGACGGTGTTGCAGGCACTATTAACTCTAGTGTGCTAGTAGGTAACTTACCAGCATTAGATGGTTCAGCATTAACAAATTTAACAATACCAACACAATCAGCATTGGATGACGGACTTGGAGTTGCTACAGTAACAACAAGTGCAGTTACTGGTGTTACAATAGGAGGCACAGCAGGTATTACTTTAATAGGTGCCGCATTGGCTAGTATTGACATTGGCGGATCTACAAGTGGTACAGTTACTATTGGTAGTGGAACTAACACAGTAGATTATCCAAGTGGTACAACAGTAGACTTTACAGGTGCTACTATTACAGGAACAAATTTCTTAACAACCGTTGCATTTGGCGACATTACAAGTACACCTACTACACTATCAGGTTATGGAATCACAGATGCGGCAACATCAGCACAAGGTGCATTGGCGGATACTGCATTACAAGCAGAAACAATTAGTTTAACAACACTGAAAACAGAAGTAGCGGCAAGTGCCGACTTTGCTGACTTCCAAGTAAGAATAGCGGCACTATAATGAGTACGATAAATATGGATATAGGAAAACAAAATGGCAAATAGAATACCACTTATAGTTGACACATTAGATGACAACAAAATCAAAGAATTACCAGCAGGTGATAATTTAGATTTAGGTAACGCTGGGCTTACTAATGTTGGAACTGTAAATGCTACAGACGTTACAATTAACGGAGTATCATTCAATAATCCATTCAGTGGTAACTACAACGATCTAACTAACAAACCAATTATTCCTGTTGTACCAAGTGCAATAAGTGCATTTGCAAACGACTCAGGATACTTAGTGTTTGGTACTGATACTGATAGTATTCCAGAAGGACTTACTAATTTATATTACTCAACTGCAAGAGTTGATGCTCGTATACAGTCAACTAACTTATCAAGTTTAAACAATGTTGATCCTGTTACTAGTGGTGATGATGGAAAAGTTATATATTATAATCATGAAACAGGAACATTTAAATTTACAAATGTTATTACTGAATCAGATAACTTACAGTCAATACTTACAAGAGGTAATACTACTAACCAAGATATTAATACAACAGGTAAAGTTTACTTTGCAAACGTATTTGCACAGTTAGAAGATTTACCTGATGCGGCAACTTACCATGGTATGTTTGCACACGTTCATGCAACAGGTAAAGCATATTATGCTCACAGTGGAGAATGGAAAGTTTTACAGAACGAAGGTGAAAACTTTACATCATTTAGCATAGGTGCTGATGACTCAACACTAAGACAAATTGGTAACGGAGAATCATTTAAAATTTCAGGTGGTACAGGTATTAGTACTACAAGTACAGCTGAAGGTGATATTACAATTACAGTAGGAGCATTAGGTGACTTAACAAATGTTGTTGCACCAACTCCTGCAGATGGACAAGCACTAGTTTGGAGTAATTCAAATTCAAGATGGGAACCAGGAACAGTAGCTGGTGGTATTTCAACAATTGGTGACTTAGACGATGTAGATGTAACAGTAGTTACACCTGTAGATAATTATGTACTAAGTTGGGATAACGGAAACAGTTATTGGCGTCCTAGAGCATTAAACAACTTAGATGCATCAACTGTTACTACTCAGTTAGATAATACTGCGGCAAGTCATTACATTCCGTTTGTTGCGGCAGGTAATGGAAGTCAACAGATATTAAAAACAGATTCAGGCATTACGTACAATCCAAATACTAATGTTATTTCACTTAATACTATTGTTGCTACTAGTACACAAACAAGTGGACTTGCTGTTACCGGTAACATTACAGGTACTGCTTCAGAAGTTAACTTTGCAGATGCTGTTAGATTAACTAGTGGTAAAGAATTAAGATTATACGATACTGCTAACATTAAGTACAACGCATTTAAGAGTCCTGCGGCATTAACAACTAATGTAACTTGGACCTTACCAGACGGTGACGGTACTAATAACCAAATTTTAAAGACAGATGGTTCAGGGAATTTAGCCTGGGTTGATAACATTGCAGGCGGTAATTCGTTTAGTACAATCATTGTAGCAGGATCAAACAATGTTGTTGCAGATACTGCAAATGATACATTAACTTTAGTAGCTGGTACTAACGTAACAATTACAACCAATGATGCAACAGACACAATTACTATTAATGCCGCAAGTGGTGGTGGATCAGGGATCCCAGGCGGTAGTGATACACAAGTACAGTTTAATGACGGCGGAGAATTTGGCGGTGATGCAGATCTAGTTTATAATAAAACTACTAATACATTAACAGGAGTTAATTTAGTAGCAACTGGTAAAATTGAAGCACCAGAAATATTTTCAAGTTCAACAGGTATTCCAACTATTACTAGTGCAAGTAATATTATACTTGATGCGGCTAATGCTGTTGTATTACAAAAAACAGTATTAAGATTAGGATCTTATGACACCGACGGAATGTCAACATTAACTGCTCAAGCAGGCGATGTAGTTTATAATAGTTCAGAAAGACAAATGCAATTCTGGGATGGTACATCTTGGAAGTCATCTAGTGATGATTTTAGATTTAGTGTTGGTGCAGATGACTCCACACTAAGAATAGTTAACAATCAAGAAAGTATTAAGTTTGTTGGCGGCACAAATGTTACAACTACAAGTGATGCTGAGGGTAATATTACAATTAATTCAACTTTCACAGATACTGTATATGCTAACTCAGATGTAGATGCACATTTAAATACAGTTACAGCAAATTCAAATGAAATTTTAAGTTGGACTGGAGCAGACTATGATTGGATAGCACTACCAGACGACAATGTTAGTATTGCTAATCCAATAGAAGGATCAATGATTTGGTACAACGGAACTGCTTGGGCAGAACATGATGGTCCTATACTTCATTACACTATTACAGCAAATGGAAGTACTGCATACAGATTTAGTGGTCCAGGAATTGGTGGTACTACTGATAATCCTAACTTTACTTTGTACAAAGGATTTACCTACGTGTTTAAAAATACTACCGGATCAACTCATCCATTTGAATTTAGAGTATCAAACGGTGGCGCGGCATTTAGTGAAGGAATTTCAGGATTACAAACAGGAACACAAACATTTACCGTACCACACGATATTAGTGATAGTACGTTAGTATACCAATGTACAATTCATTCAGCTATGGTTGGTAACATAACTATTGTTTAAGGATTAACAAAATGTCAGAAAAAGAATATGTTGTTTCGCTACACAAAGGTGCTGATAAAAATTTAATATTATCAGATCTTAACAGAGACACATCTATGGATGATGGTATTGATAGTAACATTGTTCCAGATAGAACTATTAGTATTGTAAATGAACGACCTGTTAGTAAACGAATGTTTCATGTTGCTCTTACAGACGAAGAAGCACAAGCATTATTAAACCATCCAGATGTTGGCGGAGTTAACGAACCGTTAGAATGGGACGAAAGCTGGGTCGACTACGAACAAGAAGCAAATTGGACTAGAGACAATAGTAGTACTCTTAGAGGAAATTGGGGACTACGTAGACACATACAAGAAGCTAATGCTTGGGGTTCAGGTTCTCAAAATATTGATATTGGTGGTGTTTATCCATACCATCTAGATGGAACAGGTATTGACTACGTACACCAAGAAAGTAAATTTAGATTTGATCACGTACAATGGCAAGACAAAGACGGCAATAGTCGCTTACAAGAATTTCAATGGAATACACTTCCAAACATGGGTAGTATTTCTACTATTGATTATTCAAATACATCTGGATCAAGTTATCATGCAACACATTGTTGCGGCATTGCTGTAGGTAAAGATTATGGCTGGGCTAAAAATGCAAATATTTTTTGTATGCCTATGGATATTATTCCTAGTTCATTATGGTTTGATAGTATTAAAGAATTTCATAGAGCAAAAACTGTTGACCCTGTAACAGGTGTTAAGCGTCCAACTGTGGTTGGTGCTAGTTGGGGATATAAAGCATACTTTACAAGTATGACTGCTATAAATTTTAGAGGTCAAAATGTTGGTACTGTTAAAAGTACAGCATACGGAATGATTGGAGATACTTTAAATAGATTTAATGCTAACTTGTACAACCTAAATGCTGAAGTTGAAGAAATGCAGGACGAAGGTGTACACTATATGAAAAGTGCAGGTAACCAAGGTCAAAAACTTTGTTACCCAGGTGACGTAGATTACGATAATTATATCTTACGTAGTATTACAACAGGAGGTATTGCTTCTGGTAATCCAATTTATTATAATAGAGGAGCAGGTAATATTGGTCCTGACACTATTGTGGTAGGTAATATAGATAGTGCGTTGTATTCAGGATCAGAGGCTTGCCAATCATCAAGTGATAAAGGACCTCGAGTAGATGTTTATACAGCAGGAACTGATATTGTTAGTGCTACAAATACAAGTTCATCAGCAGTTGCAACCTATTCAGGAACAAGTATGTCAACACCACAAGTATCGGGTATGAGTTGTTTATTATTACAACTTAACCCAGGTTGGTCTCCGGCACAGTTGCGTAAATGGTGGCAGGACAATGCACTCAAAGGTGCATTATTTCAAGGTTCTACTGATGAAGGTAATGCAAGTACATTTTTTGCAAACAGTAGAAATTTAATGAGTCCAGATGCAACATCTAATAGAATAGGGGTGTTTCCATTTGCGGCGCATTTTGCTGTAACCTTTAAAGATATAGCAGACTCAGAATATCGTAATTTTCCAATTATTAATGTTACAGGTGACGGCAGTGACTTCTTCAAACGTGAAGTTACTGTTAACGGTGTAAGAGTTATGGGTGCTGGCACAGTAGGTGGACAAACAGCAGTACCAGATGCATGGTTAGAAAAAGTAGCACGTATGTTTGAATTATTTACAGATCCAAATGGTGCAGGCATTAACGAAGAATACCAAAGAAATTTAATTAAAACACTCCGTGGTGATGCAGGAACTTATCACGCAGGCTTACCAACTATACAAAGAGTAGCAAGAGGTGCAGGAGCAGATTACACTCCAAACTTCTTAACTGATGCAGGTGTTCTTGCTTGGAACTTAACTAACCTGTTTGATACGACTGTACAAAATGACATGGTATGGTATTTAAACTCAACTGGTGATGGGTATGGCGATGGTGACATTGACGCACAAGAAGTTATTGAACACGTATTCCACACACTACACATGCACGGGTTACCTGCAGACGATATAAAACTATATCAGTTCTTAGCCGCTGACTGGCAGACAGGTGATTTGTATGCCGCAATGGAAGAAGCATACGATGCTGGCAAGTGGGATCCATCAGGTTATCAAGAAAATCCAGATGATTGGAAAACAGATGCAGATGCATTTGAAGTAGCCGCAAAAGAATACTTGTTCCTACTAAACTTTGCTATGTTTGAATACACAGAATTATGGGACGGTGGAAGTCTTGCTCCAGAGTGGACAGATGATATGCGTACCCAAGCAGGCATTCAAACAAACAATCCGTTAGGTTATGCATTCCATAACACATACATTGCACCAATAATTAGTAAACCATCACTTGCAACAATTAGAAGTATATTCCAAGATGGTAACACACCAGCACAAGACGATCCAAGACTAGCAGGAGAATCAGGATATGTTGTTGATTAAATTTAAACAAAGAGACGGAGCATAATATGGCTGAATATATTGTAGTTACAGAAAAAGGCATAGATGTTGCAGTAGTCGATAACGATTTACAAAGAGACACATCGACTGATGACTCTGTAAACAGTAGTATTGTACCTGATAGAAGTGTACCAGTAATTAATGCTAGGCCTGCTAATAACAGAATGACGCATTATGATCTTACTGACGAAGAAGCCGCGGCATTATCAAATGACCCGCGAGTACTATCAGTAGCAGGAGTTCCAGACATAGAAACACAAGAACTATATGCTACACAAAATGCAGAATTTCAAAGAAGTTTTGTAAACGGTTCAAATAGTGTTAACTGGGGTTTAGAAAGACATATTGATCCAAATTTAGATTATAATTCTTCAAGCACACGTACAGCTGATTACAATTATACACTAGACGGAACCGGAGTAGACATTGTTATTCAAGATGACGGTGTACAAGTTGATCACCCTGAATGGGAAGATGCAAATGGAGTAAGTAGATTCCAACAAGTTGATTGGTACGAACTAACTGGATTATCAGGAACAATGCCTAGTAGCTTTTATGCTAACACATCAAATGATTCAAATAGAGCAGGTGCTCATGGTAGTCATTGTACAGGTATTGCCGCTGGTAAAACATATGGTTGGGCAAAGAATGCAAGAATTTATTCTATGAGAATATTTGGCGGGTCTAATCATAGTATTGATACTGATCGTTATGATTTAATTAGATTATTCCACGAACAAAAACCAATTGATCCAAATACAGGATTTAAACGTCCTACTATTGTAAATCAAAGTTGGGGATATAGTTGGTATTATAGAAATTCACAATTTGGATCTACACAAATTCAATCAATTTTTTATAGAGGTGTTGATCAAAGTATTACACCACAGGCGTGGACTAGTGGTACATTTACACAATACGGTGCAGTAGCAAGTAGACACCCAATGGCATATACGCCAGCTGATGTTGAACAAGAACAATTAACTGATGCCGGAGTAATATGTGTTAAAGCCGCAGGTAATGGATATCATCCTTGTGCAGGATCATCCGCAGGACAATATGCTGATACAATATATGACAGTTATTATACACTCAACGAAACATGGGCTGGATACATTGCCGCAGGACAGCCTGTATTTTATAATAGGCCAAGTAGCCCGCACTCATTAGATACAGTATGGGTTGGCAATATGGCATGTGACCAGTATGGTTCAGAAGAATTTTTAAGAGAAGATAGTGAGCGTGGTGCTCGATTAGACATCAATGCCGCTGGTGAACAAATTACAAGTGTTACAAGTAATGTATCTACATATAGTACCAAACAAAATTATCCACCTAACACAGCATATTCTATTGCTAGAATTAGTGGAACAAGCATGGCGGCGCCGCAAATAACAGGAATGGGTGCTTTATGGTTACAAGCAAATCCGGGAGGCACAGCACAAGAATTTAAAGATTTCTTGACTAACAACGCAAAAGAACAATTATATAATACAGGTAATCCTGACAGTTTTGTTGCAAGTAATAGTATACCTAGATTATATGGTGGTACACGTAATATAGCATATTGGCCTTATAATAGTCCAATACAGTTTAGTGCCAAAGGTACTAGTGGTAGTGGACAAGGATAAATACATTATAGAAGAGAGATAATATGGCTTTACAAACAATTAATATCGGTACACTAGCAAACGACGGAACAGGTGATGATCTTCGTGAAGCGTTTATTAAAGTAAATCAAAATTTTGATGATTTAGATCTACGTTCACCAGAAAGCACAACCGTTGCTAATGTAGGGAATGTTGGCGAAGGTATATTTTCACAAAAGGTTGGAGCTGAAATTCAACTTAAAAAATTAGTACAAGGATCTAATGTAACACTAACTAGTACTCCGCAAGGAATTACAGTTAATGCTACAGGAGGATTACAAGCATTAACTATAGTTTCAGATTCGGGTAGCATATCACTTGCAGATGGCCAATCACTTAGTATCTTTGGTGGTACAGGTGCAAATACATCATTATCAGGAAATGTTTTAACTGTTAATTCAACAGCAGAAATTGTAACAGACACAAGTCCAGAATTAGGCGGAAACTTAAATGCCGCTGGTTTTGATATTACTAACGGCGGAACATTTACAGCAAGTGAATTTAGTGGTCCTGTTACAGGTAACTTACAAGGATTAGTATACGGTATTGATATTAGAAGTATTGAGCCAAATACAGCAGGATTTGATTTTGGAACGCTAAGTAATGATGTAAGGGGCTTCAGTGACTGGCTACTTTACGAAACAGATATAGACTTTGGAGGATATATGACTCCTGATGATAGAACTTTTGACGCAGGAGTAATAAGCTAATATGGCAACTTTAACAATTACATCAAATGGATTACCTAATCCAGCACAATTTGGTAAAGCGTTTGGCAATAATGCGTTTGCACCTAGTGCAAATACAGCCCAATCACAATCATACAACTATTCTTTTACATTTAGAGGTGGCGAAAATACTACAAACGCACAGCTAACTACTGCACTAACTCCACTAGGCATTATGTCTAATGGTGTTGTATTTTACTCACCAAGTTCAGGAGTTGGCGTTGTTCCACCTGGACTAAGTGCAATTGACGATGCACCAGCTACAGGATTTGAATATAATGCTGTACAGTTTAGAGGAAATTATGGCGGTGACGATGCAGGTGGATGGCCAGAAACAAATGGTCAATATCATTATATGTCAGCAATGTTTTTATTTTTACCAACAGGATCAAGTGAAACAGGACCAGCATGGTCAACTACAATGATTGATACTGATGCAAGTCCAACTCCTACATATTATGCTGGAAGCGACTTTGGTGGAGATAAGTTTAGACATGCAGACGGTCATAGTAAAATTGTAGGTTACTGTTTTGATGGATATCCTATTTACGGACCATTTGGTTATTCAGACTTTAACGATCCTTTGTCAGTAGTAATTAGAATGACAAGTTCATATCAATATTATGGTAGTGAAAGACCAGGTCGTGACTATTTGTATTCAGAAAAAACAGCAGGAACATTTGTTAACGATCACGAATTTCAAATTGGTACAGGAACTTTGGATCAATACAACGGACGCTTCACAAAAACTCCGGAATATCCAGATGGCACATATGCTTACTTTATGACTGTAGATACAAATAACCAACCAGTATACCCATATATCGTAGGTCCTAGTACTAAACAACAACGTGCATTCTAAACACTTGATATCCGATAAATACTAATAAGTTAAAGGATATGAAACATGGCAGTACCAAGTTGGACTCAAAAATCAGGTTATAATTTAGCAACTCTACAAGAAAGAGTTACAGCATCAGTTCCACTGCCGTTAGATCCAACAATAGGCGGCGGTAGCGGATATAATCCTAGCAATCAAAGTTTAAGTTATCCACCACAATCGGCATTAAGTAATGCTAGTACTATTAGTATTAGTATTGATCATGTTGATCAATATGGTGCTAGTATGACTACAACATATCCAACCCCAGCTATACGTGTTCCAACTATTCCTACTTTATCAAACAAGCTAATACCTGTTGTTATTATTTTACACCCTCAGGGTAGTACAGGTGCTAATATGATCAACGACTGGCAAAATTATTTAGGAGATCATATTATTGTTGCTCCTGACAAACCGTTAAATGATTGGAATGTGATTGACGAAGATACTAATAAATCACCAGACATTGAAATGCTACGTCAACTTATTAATAAACTTAGTAAATTTTCAAATGTTGAATCAAACGAAATCAAACTACTTGGTATTAATAACGGCGGACTGTTAGTTAATCGTGCAATGATTGAAATTGACGACATTGGCGTTAAAGATTTTGCTACAATTAATGCTCCACTGTTTAACCCAATGTTTAGAAATGGTAGTTTTTACTTTCCGTCATCAGAAGCAAATACAGGTAATTCGGCAGACGACTATAACACAAATACGGCTGTTAAACAAGGTAAAAGAATATTAACAATACAAAGTACTGATGGTGACACAAATGTTGCTACAACGAACGATATGATGCCTTACGTTGGAGGTTATGTTGATCCTAGTAATAACATAGCACCTAATTATAGTACAACTCCAGTAACATGGTTAGGCGGTCAAGAAACAGCATATCAATGGGCATTATCTCAAGGATATGTTGGTGGACAAATACCAGATGCTGGAGGAACATTTTATGGACAGTACAGTACATATTATTACTCATACTTGTCAGGTCAAGTACTACACTATAAAACAAGTGGAAGTAGTGACTATGTAACAACTGAATTATGGTATAGAGATATTGTAAGAAGTTACTTTACATATACAGAATCAGTATTAAAAGACGTTTATATATCTGATGGATCCCCAACTACTATTACATTAAACACAGATATTGTTACACTAATTAGTGGGGAATTACCTCCGGGTATGCGTTTAGAACAAAATAAAATTGTTGGTACTCCTTTTGAAGTGTCACGTACTACTGAATTTAAATTTGTGTTACGTGCAACCAACGAAGAAGGATTAAGAGATAGAACATTTACTCTAACTATAGAAGGTCCTGATGATCCAGTATGGTCAACAACAGAAGGACTATTACCATTAGGAAGAGGAAGTGCTACATTCATTTTAGACAGTAGTATTGTTGACTTCCAATTAGAAGCAATTGATGCTGACTTACCAACTGGACAAACATTAGAATATTTTATTGCCGACGGTGATGGAGAAATACCACCAGGATTACAATTAACAACTGACGGAAGATTAGTTGGAATTGTTGACCCTATCCTAGCAATAGACAAAAATGCAGGTAGTGGATTTTATGATGCAACACAGTTTGACTCGTATGCGTTTGACTTTGGATTAAGAAGTGCTAACGGCTTTGAAAGTTACTACTATGATACAAAAGGATATGACGATGCTATCCCAACACAAAGTAGAAAAAAATTAAATCGAAGATACGCATTTGATGTAAGTGTAAGTGACGGTGATACTGTTGTTAAAAGATCATTTGAAATATTTTTAGTAGGTGATGATTTCCTACGTGCAGATAACACAGTTATGCAAATTGGTACAGGGGTATTCAAAGCAGACAACACTTATTTAAGAACTCCTGTTTGGTTAACACCAGCAGACTTAGGGTTTAAACGTGCTAACAATTACGTAACAATTTTCTTAGATGTATTTGATCCTCAAACAGTACTAGGTGATCTAACATATACGTTTGAATCAACTAATCCAGATAATACTCCAAGTGAAATTCCACCAGGGTTAGTATTAGATGTTACTACCGGCGAAATAGCAGGTCGTGTTCCTTATCAGCCAGCTGTTACAAAAGAATACAAATTTACAATTAATGCTCAACGCTTTACTAGTATCAGTCAAGAGTTAATTGCTGAAAAAAGAAAAACGTTTACAGTTAAGATTTTAGGAGAAGTTGAAAGTACAATTAAATGGCAAACTACAGAAAACTTAGGCAGTATCAAAGCTAACTTTGTTAGTACGTTTTTTGTAGAAGCATTAACAAGTGTTACAGATAGTTCATTACTTTATACATTATCAAGTGGTAGATTGCCACCAGGGTTAACTTTAAACTTTGATGGTGAAATTGTTGGTAAAGTTGTACAGTTTGC